TCCACGAACGGCGATGCGGCGCAGAGGCGCGTGGCCTTGCCGTCCGCGGGCGTTGGCGTGCCGGTGACGCAGAGGTCCGTGGAGGCCCTTAGCTGCTGGATGACCGATATCCCGTTCGCCTTTGGCTCTATCCGGACGCTGCTCCCCTGCGCGTAGCCGTTCGCCCGGACGTAGCCCGGCAGGAAGCGGATGAGCTCCGGGAACCCCATGCGCACCTTCTTCGCGCAGGTCACGTACATGTCGTTGCCGACCCGGCAGGTCCCGATGATGCCCGTGGGGTCGTTCTCCCCTTTCTCGGTGTAGGCCGTGTCGGCGAAGAACACGACCGGCTCGCCGCCGTGCAGGCGGGAGAAGGCGGAGGGCGGGACGTGCCGGAACCACTCCCTCTTGACGATGTTCCCGCCATCGGCGGACGGGCGCTGCCCGTACTGCCCGGCGTACCCGCGCGCGCCGAGGTCCGCCAGCTGCTCGGCCAGCACCTCCCTGGGCAGGCGGGCCGGGTCGAGCAGCCCGCCGATGTACCGCTCCCGGTACTCCGCCGGCCTCACGTTGTCCGCAAGCTCCGCCGGCAGGCAGATGTGCCGCACGTTCCCGCCCTTTTTGGCGAGGATGTGGCCGGTGACGTCCAGTTCGTGCAGCCGCTGCATGATGGTTATCGTCGGCGTGCACTTTTTGTCCACCTTGCGGCTGGCCAGCGTCCTGGTGTGCTCGTTGGCCCTGTTCCTGTCCGCCTCGGAGGCCGCCTGCGCGGGGTTCAGCGGGTCGTCGTTGATGATCACGTGGGCGTGCTTGCCCGTGACGGTCCCGCCCGTCGAGGTGGTGTACCGTGCGCCCGTGGCCGTGTTCTCGTAGTTCGCCTTGGCCGCCTTGTCCCGCCGGAGGGCGACCTCCGGGAACAGGCGGCGGTACCGCTCGCTCGTGATCACGTCCCGGCTCTTGGTCGCGTGCTCGATGGACAGGTCGTTGGAGTACGAGTTGGTGATGATCCGGAGGGTCGCGTCCCGCGTCCACAGCCAGGCGGGGAACATGATCGTCGTTATGGTCGACTTCGTCGTCCCCGGGGGGATGTTGATGACCAGGTCGTGGGGCTTCGGCTCCCTCCGCACGATGGGGACGGAAAGCGCCTGCAGCTCCCGGCACAGGGCCTCGATGTGCCAGTTCCACACCGGCCGCTCCTTGATGATGGCGCCCCAGAACGTCCCGACGAAGTAGAAGAAGGACGCCCGGCACTGCTCGGCCACCAGCTGTACCCCCATCGCCGCGTAGTCAATGCCCTTTTTCCGTTCCATCCAGCACCCGTTCGCCGATCCGCAGCAGGGCCTCCCTTTGTTCCGCCGTCAGGTCGCCCAGATCGTATTCCCGCACCCTGACCTCCCGCCGCTCCGGGGCGTACAGGCCGAGCAGCTTCCGCCGCTCGACGAGCTGCCGGCCGATCTCCGTGATGTACGACACGTCGCCCGGGCGGGCGCCGCCCTGCTTGGACGCCTCCCACTGCCCCCAGCACTCCCGGACCGCCTCCCCTATCCGCTCCAGTTCCAGCTGCACCGCCGCGTCCATGTCCCCGAGCCTGCTCTCCCGCCATTCGGCGAGAAGGGACCGGACGTCCCGGTGCACCGTCTGCAGGGAATAGCTCGCCAGCCCGAGCCGCGCCATGGCCTCCTCCCGTATCTTCCGGATGGAATACCCGCGCCTGTAGAGCGTGGCGGCCACTTCCAGCCGCGCCTGCTTTACCTGCCTCCTCTGCCTGTTCTGGTGCTCGCTCATTTCGGTCCGCCGCCCGGGGCGCGCCCCGCCGGGATGGGGCAAATGTACCGAAACGGCGGCGGGGGCATCGATAAAAAAAACCGCGCCGCCGCCGCCGTCCATTCCATTAGCGTTCGCTTCCGTCCCCCTGGCGGCGGCGGCTCCCGCCAAGAACAAGAGCAGCCGTTTGCGCCCGCGGGCCCCTCCCCCTCCTTTTTTTCCCGGCGGATGGCGGCGCTTTTTTTTCTCTTCGGCAGGCAAAGGTTTTTTTCCCTTTGGCGGGCAGCCCCCTTTTTCCGTTTCATCGTTTATCTCTCGAAAAAATTTTTTTTCCAAAAAAAAAAGAGAGCGGGAGGGAGAGAGGTTTTTTTTTCTCTTTGGCAAGCAAGAACTTTTTTCCAAAAAAAAAAAAAGAGAGAGCGGGAGAGAGAGAGATCGTTCGCATTTTTCGCATTCGCATTCCCCCCCCGCGTTCGCGTTCGCATTTTCATCCAACATTCGCATTTTTCGCATTGGCATTTACATTTACATTAGTGCCGCTTTTTTCGCGTTTTTTTCGCTTTTGGTGCGCGGTCCGCGCCAGGTTTTGCGCCGCTTGTGCCAAACTTCGCGCCAAGTGCGCCGAACTTTGCAGGAACAGGCCCGAGTTTTGCAAAACGGGCCCGTGCGCCGCGCCATCGGAGCGACTTTCTTCAATTGACAATTGAGAATGGACAATTGACAATGCCCGTCCGCGGGCATGGGCGCTTGAAACGCACTGTCCACTGTCCATCGGAAAGGCATTGTCCACTGTCAATTGTCAATTGGTGAAGTCGATTTGGGAAAAGGGCGGATGCGGGGCGGGGCTTCCTTAATTGACAATGGACAATGAACGCATGGCGGGCATGGGCGTATGACCGGCATTGTCCATTGTCCATTGTCAACTGTCAATTGAAAAAGGCATTGTCAATTGTCCATTGTCAACTGTCCGTTAAATAGCCCTCCACGGTCCTGATGAAGGCGTCCAGCGAGCGGACGGTGGCGTAGGCGTTGCCGGCCCGCTCGGCGGCTTCCTGCCACCCGCGCTGCGCCGGGGACTGCCGGCCCGTCGGGGACTTCATCTCGATGCACAGCGCGGCCCGCCCGCGCCGGGGGACGAGCAGGATCAGGTCGGCCACGCCCGCCACGACGCCCTCCGCTTTCATCCGCGCCGCCTCGCGGGGATCGCGGCGGCCGCCGTTGGGCACGGCGAACAGCAGCGGCGCCAGCGGGCGGTGCGCCAGCCGGAACCAGCGCACGCAGGCGCACTGGAGCGCGTGCTCGGGATGGGACGTTCTTGGCGGCGGCATGCGCAAAGATAGCACGGAACGGACGGACAGAAAAAAGCCCCGCCGCCTTTGCCCTATGCGAGCCGTATCGAGAGCAGCTCGCGGCCCAGGTCGTGCAGGGCGGTTTCGATCTTTTGCCACTGGGCCGGACGGGGCTTTTTCAGCCCGCTGGCGTAGTGGCTTATCAAATGTTGGTTTATCCCCGTTAGGCGCGACAGTGAAACGTTGGTAAAAACACTTTTGTAGTACTCGAAAAAACTTTCCGCGTCATGCCTAAAAACAAGCTCGTAATCGCCCGGCGGGATATTGCCCAGCTCTTTCTGCAGTTCCAAACAATCGTGGGCCGATCTTTTGCATTCTTCCACCGTGCGGCCAACGCCCGTGATGTTCGACAGTTTTGGCATGTCCTTTGAGTGGGCCCAAAAGACATCCTGTCCGGCCTCCAGATAAACGGTTATTTTTTTTGTCTCCATCTTTTGTCCTATTTCAGGTCCATGTCTTTTCTTATCGCGGTTTCTATCCCTTTTTTGACTTCTTTCGAGCCGTGGTAAGGCACCGGGTAAGTGCGCCCGTCCTTTTCGTAAACATAATGGCTCCCGCTGGTGCGTATATGTCTCCAGCCGTTCTTCTTTACCAACCTATGCAGCTCGCTCGATTTCATATCGGTTTTTCAACACGCCACAAAGGTAACAAAAATAATACCGAAGACCAAATCTTCCGTCTTTGTTCCCGCGCGAAAAAAAGCCCCGCCCGTGTGGACGGGCGGGGCCGGGACAAACAACAGGAAACGAAAAAAAAACCTTGCCCTATCCGCCGCGCCGCCGCTGCCTGTCGTTGAAATGCCGCCGCACGAGGTATCCCCGCGCGATGGAGACGGCGGTGTGGACGGCCGCCGGGGCGATGTTCTGCGAGGACCGCACCGCTATGCCCATCAGCGGGCACACGGCCAGCTGCACCGGCAGCGATGCCGCCATCCCGATGGGG